AGTAATGAACTTATACGACTACCAGATAGAAGCAATGAAGACTGCTATATACAATACCACACATGCTATAACATATCCTGCCTTGGGGCTGGTAGAGGAAGCTGGTGAGGTAGCTGGTAAGATTGCTAAGATGATACGGGATGACATCAAGCTGGATGACCAGAGAGAAAAGATTGAGACAGAGATGGGTGATGTACTCTGGATGCTAGCTGCCCTTGCAAAGGGATGTAACCTATCACTGCAAACTATTGCCGAGAAGAACCTAGAGAAGTTGGCAAAGCGTCGAGATAAGGGAACTATTAAGGGAGAGGGAGACGACAGATAATGGATGCCTATCAGTCCTATATCCATGCTAGTCGTTATGCTCGATGGCTAGAAGATAAAGAACGTAGAGAGACATGGGACGAAACTGTAGACCGTTGGTGGAACTACATGACAGGTAAGTTCCCTGCCCTCTCGAATAGGCAGGATGTTAAGGCTGCTATCTACGATCTTGAGGTTGTCCCCTCAATGCGTACCATTATGACAGCAGGGGAGGCACTAGATAGGAACCATGTTGCGGCTTATAATTGTAGCTTTCTTGCTGTCGATGATCCTAAAAGCTTTGACGAGGCCTTACTTGTACTAATGTGTGGCACTGGTGTAGGCTTCTCTGTCGAGCAACAGTTCGTTAGTAAGCTGCCTGAAGTACCAGCAGACATACATCCTACTGATGAAGTAATACAAGTTGCAGATAGTAAGGAAGGTTGGGCAAAGGCATTACGTCAAATCATCTCTCGTCTCTATGCTGGTGAGATACCAAGCTGGGATGTATCTAAGGTTCGTCCGGCTGGTGCTAGACTTAAGACATTTGGTGGACGTGCGTCAGGTGCTGAACCTCTTGAGAACTTGTTCAAGTTTACTATCGGTATCTTTAAGAAGGCTGCTGGACGTAAGCTTACTAGCCTTGAGTGCCATGACCTTATGTGTCAGGTAGCAGCAGCAGTTGTTGTAGGTGGTGTACGTAGGTCTGCCATGATTAGTCTGTCTGATCTTAATGATGACCGTATGCGTCACGCTAAGATGGGCAACTGGTGGAACGAACAGGTCAATCGTAGTTACGCTAATAACTCTATCTCCTTTACAGAACGGCCAGACATGGGTAGCTTCCTACGTGAGTGGTCAGCAATCTATGAATCTAAGTCAGGTGAGAGGGGCATCTTTAACCGTGAGGCGGCGAAGACTAAGGCAGAAGCTATTGGAAGAGAAGTTAGAGATGACTTTGGAACCAACCCCTGCGGAGAAATCAGCCTCAGAAGTAAACAGTTCTGCAACCTCTCAGAAGTTATCATCAGAGAAACAGACGGAACAGAAGACCTCAAGAGGAAAGTTGAAATCGCAACTATCATTGGGACGATTCAATCAGCCCTTGTGGACTTCAAATATCTGTCACCGAAATGGAAGAAGAACTCCGAGGAGGAACGGCTACTAGGTGTATCCCTCACTGGTATCTTTGACCATAAGATTATGTCAGGACAGGGAGAGTATGAGAAGAGTGTACTATCTACTACACTAGAACAGCTACGTGACATTACCCGTAAGGTTAATAAAGAGTGGGCCGATAAGCTAGGTATACCAGCATCGAAGGCTATCACTACAATTAAACCTAGTGGTACTGTGTCACAGCTTGTTAATAGTGGTAGTGGTATCCATCCTCGATATGCTAAACACTATGTCCGTAGAGTAAGGGCTGATGTTAAAGACCCTCTTGCTGACTGGATGAAAGAGCGTGGAGTACCATGTGAAGTAGATGTCTACAATCCACAGAACGTAGTCTTCAGCTTCCCTATGGCCTCTGCTGATAATAGTCTGACACGTCACGATGTCTCAGCTATTGAACATCTTGAACTATGGTTCACATACCGCAAGTAATGGACTGACACCAACCCATCAGTACCTATCTACGTTGGTGATGACGAGTGGGCAGAGGTAGGTGCCTGGGTATGGAAACACTGGGACGAGGTGTGTGGTGTATCCTTCCTCCCTCGTGAGGATGATAACCATACTTATGCTCAAGCTCCCTATGAAGAAATCACGCAGGAACAGTACGCTGAACTAAAAGAAAAGATGCCTATACTAGACTTCTCTGAGTATACAGAAGTATATGATAATACAACATCTTCTCAGGAATTAGCCTGTACTGCTGGCATCTGTGAAATCTAAAGTTACAACATTAGCGAAAGTTTGTTCACTATGAGAGTACTAGGAAACGATTTTAATATAACAGATGGATTGCTCAACCACCTACGCAACCTATATCCTAACAAGCTTCCGCTTTCACAAGTTACCCCTGAGGAATTAGCTTTCCTTAGGGGGCAACAATCAATTATAACTAAACTTGTAGAACTACAAGGACAAGATTTCGAGGATGAATAAATATGGGTGGATTATTAAGTCCAAAGATGCCCAAGCCTCTACCTCTTCCTGCACGTGCCATTACTGCTATTACTAAAACACCAGACTTAGAACTGGCTGATGATGCATTAGGAAAGGTAAAGAAAGGTAGGAAGGCTCTTAGAACAGAACTACTAGATCGGATGTCAGCACAAGTAAGTAGTGCAGCCTCTGGTTTACAGATACCAAGAGGCAGTTAGTAGTATGGGATTTTGGAAAAAAGTAAAAAGAAGAATAAAGAAAACTGCTAAAAAAGTAGTAAAAACAGTAGCAAAACCAATTAGCCCAATAGCTAGAGTTGCCCTGTCTATACCTAAGATTGTAGCAGCAGCCCCAAAAGCTGTGGTTAAAGAAGTCTCACCAATAGCTAAGACAGTATTAAAAATACCTAAGACTATTGTTAAAACAGCAGCGAAAGTTCCAGG